TAGCAGTTCCTACGGATTATCTAGCGTCTTTTAGTTTATCCGTTGTAAATTCTTCAAATAAAGAATTTTTACTAGAAAAAGACGTAAATTACATACAATCTGTAAACCCAAATTCAGCTACTACGGGTGTGCCTAAATATTATGCTTATTTTGACATAAACAATTTTATTTTAGCGCCTACACCTAGTGCAAATGCTGTTGCAGAGCTGCATTATTTTTACAGACCGGCTAGTTTAACCGCAGCAGGAGACTCCGGAACTACTTGGTTAAGTACAAATGCGCCTAATGCAATGTTATACGGAAGTTTGGTAGAAGCTTACATTTATATGAAAGGTGAGCCGGACGTTATGAAATCCTATACAGACCGATTTATGGAGTCTTTGGTTCGTTTAAAAGATTACGGTGAAGCAAGAGAAAACTCTGACGCCTATCGGAGAGGTCTACCAACGAGGGAGCGATCGTAATGAAAGTCGCTATTGTAGGTCTTGGTGGAAGTTATTCAGATTACATAGCAGCCCGTATTCGGTCAGAAACATATGACGAAACATGGGGTATAAACTGCATAGGCGGTATTATAGAAGTAGATAAGACTATTATGATGGACCCTGTGTCTAGGTTTTTGGACACAGAAGATGCGGGTTCTCAAACAGGGATTGCAAAAGAGTTTTTAGCTAAAAACACTAAACCTATTATTACTTGTGAACTAGATGATCGCGTCAAACACTTGGAAGAATACCCTTTGGAAGCGGTTATAAAAGAATTAAATATTTGCTATTTTAACAACACAGTGGCTTACGCAATTGCCTATGCTATTTGGTATAAAGCACATGAAATATGCTTGTACGGCATTGATTATAACTACAAAAATGTCAGTATTGCAGAAGCAGGCCGCGCTTGTTGCGAATTTTGGTGCGCAATTGCTGTATCAAGAGGTATTAAGATAGAGGTTGCTCATACTTCTGGTTTATTAGACACAAATGTTCCTGATAACGAACGTTTATATGGGTATCATCGTTTAAAAGACCCTTTAGTGCAAACTTTTAATCAAAATGGTTTATTAATTACGCGACAATCTGAAATGACGCCTCCAGAGCCCTTAGATGCGGAGCCAACTTTAATAGGGCGCCATGATTTACAAAAATTAAATGGAAAAGAACAATATGTTTAGTGTTAATAGCGATATTACTGTTGGCCAAGTCGGCGTTGCAACTTCTGATAACGGCGGATTGTCTAACGAACAAATTTCTGAACTAGCTACTAATAAAATAGTGTCTATTTCTGAAAATGCACCGGAACCTATAAAACAGCAAGCTCATATTTTTGCAGATAATGTTCGTAATCTTTTGCAATATTATATAGAGTTGGCTAGAAAAGAAGAACGTGCTAACATATGTCATCAACTACGTGAAGCGGGTCAAAATGACTTAGCAGAAGTCATAAGGAGAATATAATGGCTATAACACAAGCAATGTGTACTTCGTTCAAAAAAGAACTTTTGACTGCTACACATAATTTTGCAACAAACGGCAATGCCTTTAAATTGGCGTTGTATACAAGTTCTGCCACAATGGGTGCAACCACAACAGCTTATTCAACTTCGCAAGAAGTGAGCAACAGTGGAAGTTATTCAGCCGGAGGGGGAACTTTAACTAAAGTTGCACCTACCTCTAGTGGGACAACAGGGTTTACAGATTTTTCTGATTTAACTTTTACAACAGCAACCATTACTGCGCGAGGCGCGTTAATTTATAACGATACAAATAGCGACAAGGCTGTTTGTGTACTTGATTTTGGGAGTGATAAATCTTCTTCTTCCGGAAGTTTTACAATTCAATTTCCTGCCGCAGACGCAAGTAATGCTATTATTAGAATAGCTTAATGGAGTAATTAATGCCGACGCAAACAGGTTGGGGACGCGGTACATGGGGGCAAGGAGCTTGGGGCTCTGTTCTTCCTGTTACAGTAACGGGCGTCGCAGCAACTGGTGCGGTAGGTAATGAATCCGTCGATGCAAGTGCATTGGTCACTCCGACCGGTGTTGCAGCTACCGGCGCAATTGGAACTGTTCTCGCCGCTGGTGGAGCAGTTGTCACAGAAACAGGCTTAACGGGAACTATTGGTTTTGGCGACGAACAAGTTGTTGGCACCGCAGTAGTAAGTCCGACCGGTGTTTCTGCAACCGGCGCAATTGGCAATGAATCCGTTGTGGGCACAGTAATAGTGATTTCGACGGGCGTTTCTGCAACTGGTGCAATCGGGGATGTTAGTATCCAAGAGGGCGTTACTGTTTATCCAACAGGTGTTGCAGCAACAGGACAAATTGGAGAACCAAATGTATGGGGATTAATTATTCCTTCACAAACACCTAGTTGGAGTGGTATAACAGCTTCACAAACACCTAGTTGGAGTAGTACTACTCCTTCACAAACACCCGCATGGACGGATATAGCGGCATAAGGAATATAAAATGGCAAGCACCTACGTAAATGACCTCAGACTAAACGAGATGGCTACGGGCGATGCGTCTGGAACATGGGGTACGACAACAAACACGAACTTAGAGCTTATTGGCGAGGCTTTAGGTTACGGAACAGAAGCAATAACAACAAATGCAGATACACACACTTCTACTGTAGCAGACGGTGCAACAGATCCTGCAAGATCTATGTATATTAAGTACACAGGAACATTAGACTCCACTTGTACAATTACAATAGCGCCAAATACTCTTTCTAGGGTTCATATAATTGAAAACGCAACCAGCGGTAGCCAAAGTATTATTATCAGCCAAGGTTCTGGAGCTAATGTTACTATTGGCACTGGTGCAGTAAAGATAGTTTATTTAGACGGTGCCGGGAGTGGCGCGGCTGTTACTGACGCTTTAGTAGACTTGGATCTTACAGGAACAACTACGGCAGCCGCTTTAACGTTGTCAGGAAACGCGGACTTTAATGGTGATCTTGATGTAGACGGTACAACTAACCTTGATGCAGTAGACGTAGATGGTGCAGTTAACTTTGCAGCAGACGTTACCTTTGCAGATGGTGCAGATATTATTACTGCTTCAGCAGGTACATCTAACTTTAGAGCAGGTGTTAACGCAGGTAACTCAATAGCATCTGGCGGTAACTACAACGTGGTTGTGGGTGACGAAGCTGGTACTGCGATTACGACTGGTGATTACAATACGGCTATTGGTTTTCAGGCTTTAGCTACAGAGGATACAGGAGGCTCTTCTACAGCAGTAGGTTATTACGCACTAAATGCACAAAATAATGATGCTGCAACAAACTATAACACAGCCGTTGGTTCTAATGCAGGTCAGGTAGTAACCACAGGCCTTAAAAACACTTTAATTGGTGCTTTATCAGGTGATGCCCTTACTACTGGTGGAAACAATGTTGCTACAGGTTATCTTTCTTTATCTGCCGACACTCTTGGAAGTCATAGTGTTGCCCTTGGAATACAGGCTTTAAGACGTCAAAACTTTACTACTGCTACAAATGCTTACAACGTAGCTATTGGTAGTGATGCTGGAACACACGTAACCACAGGCTTACAGAACACCCTCATTGGTGGTCTTGCAGGTGATGCATTAACTGACGCTGATAATAATATTGCTATAGGATATGGCGCATTAAGTGCAGATACATTAGGTAGTACCTCTATTGGCATAGGTGTATTAGCACTTGCTGAACAAAACTTTACAACAGCTACTGATGTTTATAATGTTGCAATAGGTTTTAGGGCAGGTGAAAAAGGAACCACAGGCATAAGAAATACCCTTATTGGTGGCCTATCTGGTGACGCCTTAACTGATGCTGACTACAACGTAGCAGTAGGAACTGCTTCATTAACTTCTGACACTTTAGGAAGCAAAAGCACTGCATTAGGCTACGGAACATTAAGCGTACAGAACTTCACCACAGCTACCGATACTTTCAATACGGCTGTCGGCTATGCAGCTGGTGAAAATGTAACCACAGGCACATCCAACACCCTCATAGGTGGAATAGCAGGTGATGCCCTAACTGATGCAGATAGAAACGTAGCTATAGGATACGCTACTTTAAGTTCTGATACTTTAGGTTCTAGATCAGTAGCTATCGGGTCTGGCGCTTTAAATACACAAAACTTCACCACAGCTACAGATACTTACAATGTAGCAATCGGAGATTCTGCAGGAGTATCAATTACCACAGGTACACTCAATACCCTCATAGGTGGACTAGCAGGTGATGCGTTAACTGCTGCATTTGAAAACACGGCTGTTGGAGAAAGTGCATTA